TGATAGATAGTGCTATTGACATGGGGCAGTTTTACCGAGAAAGAATGATTGACTATTTAACAAATAATGAGAGTTTATTTCCAGAATATAGCTCTAACACGGGTGCGGATATGTCACCAACAACAAGGAATTATTACAGTGGCATAAATATGGACACAACTATAAATGACAAAAAATTAAAAGGTCTTTTGGCGGCTATGGGTGTTAAAAATATATATTAATGAGAGGTAAATACAAAACAAAGTTTTCTGTTATTAATTTCAAAAAACTAAAAAAATACATTAAAAAGATAAACAATGGCAAATCAAAGATTAACGGACAAAAGTGCATTAGCAAATAACACAGGCACGGGCGACTTATTTATGGTGGTCGACGTTTCAGATACTACGGGCAGTAGTGCAGGAACATCTAAAAAGTTGGACAGCAAATTTATTATACAAACTGACGTGCTTAGTGTTAATTTAGATTTATCAACCACACCTAAAACTATTGTTTCTGCACCTGGTTCTGGTAAAATAATACAACCACTTACAATAACACTTATATATACTTATGGAAGTGTGGCAAACCCAACAGCAAACAATCTATATATTAGTTATGACAGCTCAAGCACAACAAACTATCTGGTAAAGCAAAGAGATTTTGCAAGAAATGAAACTGCTGATAGAACATATATTTTTGGCGGTTCTGATTCGGCACAAGGTGATGGAACGTGTGCAGCTTCAATAGACAACAAACCGCTAATTATTTATAATAGTGCAGATTTAGGTGGTGATGGAACAATAAAATGCATAGTAACTTATCAGATCGTTGTTATATGATACGGCTTTTATTTCTATTATTGCCATTGTTGTCTTTCGGACAATTCTATAAATATGCTACTATTTATGGTGGTATGTCATTGAATTCTACAATAGCACCAATAGAAACTTATTTATATACTAATAATCAATTAATAGAAACAACACCTGATGACGGTGCTAATTATCGTTATTTTATAGGTGTCAAAAAGCTGTCAAGATATAAGTTTGAAAAGAAACCGAAGTTTTATTACGACGGCTTAGAAAAGAACGCGAGCATATTTCGTTCCCCTGTTGATAAATTTGAATACCTGTTGCAATATGAGAGGATCAGAAACCAAGGACGTGAATACAAAAGTCATAACATTTGGTTGCGTTATGTAGGTGACTTTACAAGCATTAAAATTGCATCTTCTAACAATGGTTATATTGACCTGCAATATAAATCGGTAGATTTACGCTTAAAAGCTGATATACGTGGATTTAGAGCCACTTTTGGCGGTGTTGTGAGGTATCACCCTATTTATGGTTTAGATGTCTTTAAACGCGACTTTCCAAATTATAACGATTTTGAAGCAGTTGCAACAGAACTTGGATATACAAAAGAATTTTATTTCATTGATACAAACAACAATGGTCATTTGGATAGAATGGAGCAGTCGTTTTATAGGTGGTTGCACGGTGAAAATGTAGTTGCTCAAAACACAGCGCAGTTTATAGAGTATTATGCTACTATTCCATCACGATATAACAGAGATAAATTAAATGAACTCGGAAACCAATACACACTTTCTGGTGTCGCGGGTTTGTCTTATTATCTACACAAAGACAGTTTTTTTATTTTGGCTTATGGCAATTATTTCTTTGTAAATGAAAAAATAACAGAATATGGATCAAACACAAACGATTATGATTTTGGAATTATTGCAAACTGGAAGTTGAGCAGATCGTTTTCGTTTTATACTCAATTAGAATACTTAAATTATTTTGAGAGAGAAAATTACACAATTAACTTAGGCATTAATTTAATAATTATATAGATGAAAAAAATTATATGTAAAATAATAAAGTTTTTAACCTTTGGCAATTTTTGTATTAATTGCTGTAAAAAATGTAAAAAATGAAACTTAGCGAAAAATCAGAATTCACACTAGACTTAAAAACCATAGGCATAATAATTACAATGGCAGTTTCTGTTTCTGGAACTTATTTTACCTTAAAAGCAGATATTGATGCAAATAAAAAAGCACTTGAAAATGGGAACTGGGTTTCTGCTACCGAATACGATTTAAAAGACGAACTCGTGCGTAGCACTATAATGTCGAATTCAAAAAAACTTGATGCAATAGAAACCAAACTAAATACTATTGACGAAAGAATTTATAATTTAAACAAATAGTATGAAATTAGATGTTCTTTTATTAATGCTACTTGCTTTGTTGTTTTTTGGTTTTGGTGTTTGTTGTGGTCAAGTTTCTGTAATTCATTTTAATAGTGAATGGAATGCAGATAACAATGTTGAAATATCTAAATTAAAAGAATGTAAAACAGAAAACATTACTATTTGTCATGATCCAGACGCAAAGAAAAAATATAACATTATTTCTGTGCCTACTATAATAATACTAGACGAGGGTGTTGAGGTGAAAAGATATGTTGCAAACATAATGATGCAACTAGAGATTTCTGCAAAAGAAATACAGAAAGAAGTGGACAAAATAATGCTTAAAAAATTTGAGTGATGAAATTATCGGAAAACTTTTATTTGTCGGAGTTTGTGAGAAGTGCAACAGCAGAACGTCTTGGCATTAGTAATTCACCAGACAATCACGACATTAAAAATATCATTGATTTGTGCGATAACGTCTTGCAACCTGTTCGCGACAAAATTGGTCCAATTAGAATAACATCTGGATTTCGCCACCCAGATTTGTCCGTTGCAATAGGATCTTCAAAACGAAGTCAGCATTGTTCTGGAATGGCGGCGGACATTCAGTTCCATAAAAACGGATTAATGAACAACAAACTTTTGATGGACACAATTATACAAAATTGTGAGTTTGACCAATTGATTGAAGAATTTAACTTTTCATGGATACACGTTTCGTTTAGTTGTGATAACAATAGAAATCAGATTTTAAAAGCATATAAAGATGAGGACAACAAAACTAAATATGTAGATATAACACATAACTATAAAGCAATATGAATTTTTTAAATAAATTATTTGGCAATCTTAATCTGGATGTTAATAACTTGGTTGACAACTTAACAACGACCAAAGAAGAAAAGCAAGAATTAAAAATTAAATTTGAAGCATTGTTCTTAGAAGCAAGAGCAAAAGCAGAAGAACAAATAACAAGAAGGTGGGAATCTGATAACAAAGCTGGTTGGCTTCCCGCAAACATCAGACCTTTGACATTAGCATTTTTAGTGGTTTCTACCATTATATTAATTTTCATTGAGGGTGGTGTGATTAGTTTTTCAGTTAAAGAAAACTGGATTGACCTTTTACAGCTGACTTTAATTACGGTGATCGGTGCTTACTTTGGTGGGCGAAGTATTGAAAAAGTGAAAAACAAATAAAACAATTAAAAGAATATAGATTACGATTAACAAAGTCGGAACACGACTTAATAAAAGATTTACGCCTAACCGAAGGCAACGGCTTAAATAATGTTCTAGTCATTGGAGATCTACACGAGCCATTTTCATTAGATAAATACCTTGATTTTTGTATTGCTAAATATGATGAATTCGACTGCACAGAAGTCGTTTTTATTGGTGATATTCTGGATAACCACTACAGCTCATACCATGAGACGAGTGCAGATGGAATGGGGGGTGCTGACGAACTTGAGTTTGCAATAAAAAGGATTGAACGATGGCATAAAGCATTTCCTGTTGCTACTGTTATTATCGGAAACCACGACAGAATGATTATGAGAAAAGCACAAACGTCTGCTATCCCTAGCAAGTGGATCAAGTCATACAAAGATGTTTTAAATGTGCCAAAATGGAACTTTGTCGAAAGATATGTAAAAGACGGAGTGCAGTATTTACACGGTGAAGGGGGAACAGCGAGAACAAAGTGCCGTGCAGATATGATGAATACGGTGCAAGGTCATTTACACACACAAGCATATTGCGAGCACTATGTTGGTCAGAATTTCAGAGTTTTTGGCATGCAAGTTGGTTGCGGAATTAATCACGAAAGCTACGCTATGGCATACGCTAAATACGGAAAAAAACCCGCAGTTGGTGTTGGTGTGATTATGAATTCTGGAAAATTTGGTATAAATTTATTAATGGAGTTATAACTAAACTATGATATATGGGAAAGCATATTTACAGTGAAAAGTTTAAACTTGGTGCATATTACACTTATGATAAGAACAATAAAAAGGTTTATGATCTTAAAAGTATGCGACAAGATTTTAAAGAACTAATAAAGAAGTTGAAAAAATAGAAGGCACTCGCAGTGGGTTTTATGTCAACTCCTACCCGCTAACGAGTTCAGCGGGTGCTCTTCTATTCTCTATTTACAAAAGATTTTCACCAAAAAGCTTGACACAA